TTTAATTTATTCTTTTGGCGGTTTTTATTTTATGCGAGATTATTACCAAAGATGTTATCTTTCAGGAAGTTTACCGTTTAATGGTTCAATGATAAAATTTGTTGGATTTTCTTTGATGTTGGGTGTTTTTACGGCATATTTATGTATTGTTTCGTTTGTTGTAATATTTTGGAGATTATTGAACGAAATTTGTAAAAAATAGTTGCATTGGGAAGTAAATAGGGTAAATTGTAGATGTTGTTAGTTTGGTAGTTAGTTAATGAAGAGTTCGTTAGGATGAACGTTTGGCGTTTAATATTTTAAAGCCCTCTGAAATATTAAAAGCCGCTTAGGCTGGTGACTTTTGCTAAAATAAAACGCTTTGAACTTTAGAAAATCCGATAAACAGGTAAATTTTAAATCGCAGGTGGGAGGTTGATTATCTCGGAAATCTTCATAAGTTTTCCTTAAGTGGGTTTGATTCCCACACGTTGCAACCATTTCAAAAATAATAAATCAATAAAATAATTAAAAATATGTTCAATCAAATCTTAAAATTCTTCGGTATCGGAAACAAACGATCTATGGGAGGAAGAGGCGATCCACCTCCTGCCCCTCGTCCTTCTGAATATGTTGAACCAGAAAACACTACTTCTAAATCTTTAACTGAAAAGATTTTAAAAGATTTGGATGCTTGTCCTGCTTATCAGTGGAGTCGAGAATGGAGTCGAGAACGTTCAAGATATAATTATTGGAGTTTTAGCACATTACCATATTGTTTAGTGGTTAATGATAGTCAACGTTTAGCATTTCCCTCTACTTTAGAATCTAAGTATAATTCTTTACAAGAAGTGTTGACCGAAAAACATCAGAAAGAGATTTATAAGAAATTCTGCGAACAACAGAGACAATACGAAACTGCACTTTCCCTAAAAGAACAAAACGAACTGTTACAGATTTTTAAGCTTAGGTAAATAATTCTATGATGTTTAAAGATTTCTTTAACGAAAGAGAACTATTAGCAGAATATAAAGTTAATATAAGTAATGGAGCAGAATGGTTCAGGTTAATTCCTAAACAGTTAGATAATATTAGTAAATTGATTGGGCTTGATCTTAATTCTAAATTTCCTTGGTTTATCTTTAATATTGACGGACAAGAATATATTTGTGGTTATATTACCATTAATCATAATTTCACTTTCTTTAATTTGACTCAAGCAAAAGAAGTCGGGCAAGTATCATTTGATAATCTTTCCATCTTACCTGGAAATAGTATACTTAAATTTATTAACACCATTTGTTCTATTTTAGAATGGTTGAGTAATAAAGGAATTAATAAATTTGTTTTCCAACATGACGATAAAAAACGAACAGATTTATATTTGAAATTTTTGGAAAAGAGCTTGCATTCGTTTCTGCCTGAGTTTAAAGTGTTGAAGCAGGATAATCGTGTCTTATTTTATAAACCATTAGGTGATGATTTGCGATTGGAGGAATCCTTTAAAGGTGAACTTTTTAGACGAGATGAAGAAAGAGGACTAAGTATGTTTAGAAACTTTAAACCTTATACTTTTCAAAAATATAATTCATGAAATATCGAAGTTTATTCGTTTCCGACGTTCATTTAGGAGTACAACATACTCATCTTGATAAACTTTTAAAAGTTTTAAAAGATAATGAATTTGAATACTTGTATTTGGTTGGAGATATTGTTGATTTCTGGAAATTAAGAAGGAAACTTGAATGGGGAGAATTAGAAAACACTTTTATTCAAAAGATTTTCCGATTAGCTCGAAAAGGGGTTAAGATATATTATACAATCGGAAATCATGATCTGGAGATGAAAAGATTTCAAGAGCAACATTTTGGTAATATTGAAATCTTAGAAAGAATAGTTCATACCACTTTACAAGGAGAAAAGATATTAATTCTTCATGGTCATCAATTTGATGGAATAGTTGAACATAACAAATGGATTCAACATCTAGGATCAGTATTATATGAATGGTTATTAGTTCTTAATGTTAATTTCAATTGGATTAGATATAAACTAGGATTAGGATATTGGTCTATTAGCAAATATCTCAAAAGTAAGACTAAAGAAGCAGTTAATTATGTTTCCAAGTATGAGGAAACTTTAATTGAATATGCAAAAAGTCACCATGTTAATAGCATCATGTGCGGTCATATTCATACCCCTGCTCTTAATAGAGGAATGATTAATTACTATAATACAGGTGATTGGGTTGAGAATTCTTCTTTTCTTGTTGAAGATTTGAATGGCAATGTTATATTGATGGAAGTATGAAGAAATCTGTTACAGTTACTCAAGATGCTTTAGGAAATAGAAAAATTCAATTTTTAATTTTTGAAGAAAATAATATTTTTGTGGATGGTGAAGTGACTTTTGGAACAGTTGAAGGTAAAAATACTCTCGAAGGTAGATACTTGGTAGCAACTAAAATTGAACAAATCGAACGGATGTTCAACGAAATTATTAAAGAAAATATCAAATAAAATAAATGAAATTTAAAACCCTATATGCTCGCACCAGCACAGGTGCCATCCAAGAATGGACAATCCTTGCCGAAGACAATTACTATTATACCATTTATGGTCAAAAAGACGGACAATTAGTTACTACGCTTCCTTCTTATTGCGAAGGAAAGAATATAGGTAAGAAGAACGAAACTTCTCCACAAGCGCAAGCAATCAAAGAAGCAAAGGCAATTTATAAGAAAAAAATAAAAGAAGGTTATAAAGAAAACGTAGAAGATATTGATGAAGAAACTTTCTTTCAACCAATGTTAGCAAAGAAATTTGTCGATTATCAAGATAAGGTGGTTTATCCGGTAATCGTAGACAATAAACTTAACGGTATAAGAATTATTCTTAAGAAAGATGGTGCATTTTCTCGAACAGGAGAAGAGTTTCATTGTCTTGATCATATTAAGAATGAATTAGCAGCATTGTTTGTTCGGTATCCATCACTTATTTTAGATGGAGAATTATATAATGAATCGTTGAAGAATGAACTTAATGTTATTGCATCATTGGTAAGCGTCAATCGTAAAGAAACGGATGTTACTAATGAAGATAGAGAGAAGGCAGAGGAAATTGTTCAGTTTCATGTATATGATGGATATAATTTCTATGACATTGATCTTAATTATCGAGTCTTAAGAGAAACAGATCATGTTTTTCGTAGAATAGGTATTAGAACAATGTTTGAATCAATATCATTAAAGTACACCTTTGCGCATCCTTATGCAATGGTTGATTCTTTTGAAGAAATTGCTGCAATGATGGAAGTCGTTAAACAAGAGAAACGAGAAGGATTAGTTATTAAAAATCCTAATGCTCCTTATGAAAATAAACGTTCCAAACATATGCTTAAACTTAAAGTGTTTATGGATGAAGAATTTGAAGTAGTCGGATTTTTAGAAGGAACCGGTAATTGGGCAGGCAAAGTCAAGAAAGTAGTTTGTAAGCTCAATGTTCCTGCTACTAATGGTAAAACTACATTTGAATCTAATATTCGTGGGAAGATGCCTCAATTAGAAGAATTATGGAATACACGGGATCAACACATTGGCAAGAAAGTAACAGTTGACTTTCAGGAGTATTCGCCCTACCTAATACCATTGATCCCTTATTGCGATCCATTTTTTAGAGATTATGAATGATATAGTCCGCATTTCTAAAAAAGATTTAGTTGATTTTGTTTTAAGACAAAACACCAAACGTATTCGTCAAACTTCGATTGATTTCTATAGACATACTGATGATGAAAAAGATTTCATATCGCTTGGAATATATCAAGATAGTATTTTATTTGGTGTAACCGCAGGAGCATTTAGTAATCAATTTGGCATTACTTTAATTGATGAACAATTTAGAAATAAAGGATATGGAACGCTTCTTTTACAACATAAAATAAACTTCTTTCGTGAGAAGAAAATATCTTATAGAACTTTAGTAGCAGAGGATAATCTTCAAAGTAGAAGAATGTGTGAAAAAGTGAAACTATCAATTGTTGATATTACAGAAGGAACGCGCTCATCTGGAAAATATAACATATATCACTATATTGACAAAAATTATGAATAAAGAAACTTTCAACGATATAAACAAAGAACTTTTCGAGCAATGTAAAAAGTTCTTGACTTCCTTTCAGAACGAAGTATAATGTCAGTATGAAACAAGAACATATACAACATTATTTGGATGAATTGAAAGCAACTTGGGATTTTACTCAAGAAGAATTGAATGATATTCGATATAAGATGGCATTTTATGCAGTAGCCGCCTTACTTGATTCCGAAGTGAGAGAAGAAGTATTTGAAATTAGTGGAGAAGTTAGTGCAATTTAACGCTGTTTAACTGAGATGGAGTAGTGTACGCCTGAAAAGTGTAAGAGGTCGGATCGTTACCGACAACAGCGACCAAATTTAAATAAAAAAACAATGATAAGAAAATTGTAGAAGGGCATTCTATATCGGCTAAACAAGCATTAGAAGCCCTTCTGACTAAGGGAATTATTGATTGTTTAATAATTGAAGAAATATGAGAACAAACCGACAACTAGAAGCCATTGAAGAATTGAAACAATGGATTAAAAAATATGATGTAGTATTTGGCACAAGTGATCAAGAATGTGCATATGCTTTTCTAGATGGAACTGATGATTTAAAATCAAGAGCAATTAGTTTAGATAGATATTCTTTGTTTAAAGATGAAACCGATGAATGAAGAATTATACGAATCTATTTGGGGCGAATTTGATCGACAATTCATTGAAAAGATTAAAACGGTTCAAGCAGAAACTAAACATTTCAATCAGTTAAGAGATGAATCATTTGATCGAATGGAAGCAGAAACCGATTATTTTCAGAAGATGAAAATTTGTCATAAGATCAACAATTCAAAATCTCCTACTGAGATAGCAAGATTGTGGCAAGATTTTAAAATTATAGAAAAGCGAACAAGACTGTGATATATTAGTTCATCATGAAAACAGAAAATGTTAAACTAACGGGCAATATCACGGCAGCAGTTAATTTAAACGTGTGAATTAGTAGTCAAGCTACTTTTCACAGATTGAAATCTTAAACGACTCCATTGACTAAAATCATAGTCCTTGAAGAGAAATCTTAACTGAATCAATTTCTTTTGTTTTTTAAGATACTCATGAATACTTTTCCATCCTTTATGTTTCACATCATAATCCAATAAAATTGAATTCCATCTCTCTTTTATCTGATCATAATTAAAACAAGGATATATTATATCCGTATCTAAAAATTCTTTATCTTTATCTAAAAACTTTTTCTTGAAAATATAACAGCGTCTTCCTATTTCTAATGCAGCAGCAACACTATCAGTTTCATTTGGATTCATTAAACAACCAATCGTGGAACTATACGCTGCTAATATATTTTGATTTTTTATCCCTAAAATATTCAAATTCTTAATCAAATTATTGGCAAATAAATTACGCTTCCATTTGTTATTAACTAATCTATTTAATCTTTTACCTTTTTTATGGTTTTTTGATTTGAGATTAAGGTCTTCTAATCCGACTATTTCACATTTATAATGTTTAATTGTTTTAGCAATAGAATGACTGATTTGTAATATCTCGTATTTGATCTTATTGTTATTTTCTAATATATTAAGATCGGTTAAATTAAATATTTGTTTGAAAATCACAGCATCAGACGAATAATCTTTAATAGTTAATGCAATAAAATTAGGATTTAGGTCTAAACTTGCAACTCTATCTTTAATGAATTCTGGGGATGCTTCGTTTAAATATTTCTCATCAAAAGTAATATACACATATTCATTAGATAATCTATATGTGACAGGCATCAAATGGTTTTTAGCTAATTCCTGAATTTTAGCAAGAGTTTCTAATCTCTTTTTTGAAGTGATTAAATTTAAAAGGTAATGGGTCTGTTTATTAAGTTTAAGAATTACCTGTTTATTAGCAATATCCAACCGAGCTTTTCGATTTCCGTTATTGTCCATTTTACTGCCAACAAGTAAAATAGGTAAAGAATTCTTATGGTTATTCCATTCCTCTTTAGAAATCTTACCTTTATTAAATTCTTGCCATTTCTTTTTAGAACCAAAAATTAAAGTTTGAAGTTTCATCTCTTTAAATCTTCTATACATATATTCCGCATCTTGACATGCGAATTTAATCAATGAAATATCAAGAATTTTATGTATTTGATAGTTTCTGTTAATCTCCTTTTGAACCTGTGTTAAATTTAAATTTCTCTTGAAAAGATTGAATGCAATTCTAACAATTTTATTAGTCTCCTTAAGAAGAGGAGTTAACTCATTAGTATTTTCTATTTTAATCTTTAACGTAATCATATAATCTATTTAGTGCTAGCACTAAATTTTTTAGAAATTATATTAAAATGTAGCGAATTTTGTAGAACAATGAATTAATGTGTGTTATAATAATCATATATGAAAACGAAAAATATAGAGCTGATAGGTAATATCGTTTGCGCACACGGTAATGGTTTCTATCGTGTCACTTGTGATAAACTACCCAATGGTGTTATTTGCACCCTTGCAGGTAAAATGTCCAAAGGTTACAACAAACCCGATGTAGGTGATAATGTTAAATTTGAAGTAAGTCCTACCGACTTAACAAAAGGTCGAATCGTTGCTAAACAATAATAATATGTCCTTAAAGATAAATATATGAATGAACTTTACTGAACATTTCCTTTTACACGAAAGACAACATTTTATTGATCTTGCTAAATTTACTGAATTTGTTATTTCTAAATTAGAAGAGCAAATTCGTAAAAAGAAAAATGGAGTGCGTTCAGGTGACATTTTTACCGTTTCCCTTACAAAAAAATTTTTTAAAGTGAATCCGGTATTTTGGAAAGGTTATGATTTAGATTTTAAATTTTATAAATCATATTCTCAGAGAACCCGCAATTCTTTTAAAGATATTATTTCTGGCGATCATGGTATCAAAGGTGCATATTATGAACAACATGGCGGAACAAATGGCACAATTGAAATCTATTTAAATACTACTAAATCTAGTGAATATTATTACCGAGATAAAAAATTCGAAGATATTATTGATGGTTCTATTCCTAAATTTGTCAAAGATGTTATACGCCATGAATTATCTCATGCCTATGAAGACATAATTAAGAATATTTCGAAATTTCAAACATCTGATTCGAATAAAATCACTGATAGTAAATATCGTAATTTAGACGAAGAAATTAATGCAGATTTAAGTCAATTCCTTAATTCTGAATTATCAGTTAATGCTGATTTGATGTATAAAATTGATGAAGGTGATATAAATGGCGCAGTTAATGCATATATCAGAAGTTTTAAAAATTCCGAATTTGCTAAACATGTTACTCCTCAAAATAAAATCTGGATCATTAAAACAATTTATACTTTTGTAAGAGATTTAGTTGAACAAAGTAAAGCGAAACTACCTTCATAATTGTCACATTAAATATTGATTATTTCAATATTCTTAACAATAAGTAGGCATAAACATGTCTTTCCTTTCTGATATTCTATTCATTTTAAAACTTCGCGATAATTATAACCCAACCACGGATTACACTAATTCATTAAGTACTGGACTTAGTAATTCTTGTTCTTTTCTGGATACAATGTTAAAGAATAATAATATTCTTTCCAACATTGAAATCGTCAATGATAATAATGACATTGATAGAGTTGTCGCTCTTCATAAGCCAAGAATTGTGATTATAGAAGCATTGTGGGTTGTTCCAGAAAAATTTAAGGTATTTTCAAGGTTACATCCTGATGTCAATTGGGTTGTAAGACTTCATAGTGAACTTCCTTTCCTTGCCAATGAAGGTATTGCTATTCAATGGATCAATCAATATCTAACATATCCAAATGTCTATGTTGCTGCTAATTCAGCGGTCATCTTTGAAGAACTTCAACATTATGTTAAATCATATAGAAAGGGATATAATAAAAAATTAGTTTATCTTCCTAATCATTATGAATTAAAAAATATAACAAAATATATTAAAATAATTGATAAAGATTGGATTGATGTTTCATGTTTTGGAGCAATTAGACCTTTGAAGAATCATATGATTCAAGCATTAGCAGCATTGAAGTTTGCTAATAAGATTGGTAAGAAATTAAGATTTCATATTAATTCAGAAAGAACTGAACAAAAAGGTGATTCGATTTTAAAGAATTTGATTAGTTTCTTTGATGGATTAAAAGATCAAGGGCATGAATTAGTAATGCATGAATGGAAGACTTATGAAGAGTTTTTAATTTTATGTAGAAGTATGGATATTGGGATGCAATGTAGTTTTTCAGAAACTTTTAATATTGTTGCAGCGGATCATATTAATATGGGAGTTCCTGTTGTTGTTACTGATGAAATTCCTTGGGCTTGTTCCTTGTTTACTGCCAATGCAACTAATAGTGATGATATTTGCAAGAAGTTAAGAAGAGTATATAAATGGGCAGATTGCAATGTTTACTTTAATAAGAAAAATATTAAAAAGTATAATGAAGAAGCAGAAGAATATTGGATGAAGTTTCTCTTGCATTAAGAGAGAATGAGGTTATATTTGTGTATGCAGATATTACTTTTAATTTTACTGGTTTGGGCTTTATTAGGTTTATTATTGGAGGTGCAAGATTATATAAAGATACCTTCTCTATCATGGATGGACTTTATATAACTCACATTAAAAAAGAATATGACGGCGATGTCTATATGCCTCCTTTTGAAGATTACTTTCTAAATAAAACCCTTATATAAACTAATGAAGATTTTGATATATTCTTCTATAGTAGATAATTCCAATTAACAAAAAACCCAGATAATTCTGGGTTTTTTTGTTTTTATATATTATACTTTATTAAGGAGTAGTGATTCCGCAATTAGTTCCACCCGTATTATTAAGAATACCATTCTCATAACCTGCATATACTAGATCAGTAGTAGATAATGCACTAGTATCAATCGAACCGCTATCAAAATTGAGAAGGGGACGCCACATTTGATATTGTAATCCTACGGTAAATTGAGTCTTTTGAATCTCAGTTTGATCATATTCAATAGGACCAACACTTTGAGGGAATACCCCGATTAAACGATACACACGTATGATTTTACACTGCGGAGACAGAACCGCTATGTCGATACTAGAAGAGTCACAAGGGAAGTTAAACTGCCCGCAAGACGTATCCTCATTGATGGTAGCAAAAGACCAACGTTCAAAGGCATTACGAACAAGATAGTCACCGGGGGTAGAGAAGGTAATTGACCATGGATTAGGCTCATAACTGGCTTGACCTGGAATTTTAAATTTAAATCCTTGATAAGGAATATCAATGCTATCAATATTGCGACCTGGAATTGTATAGGTAGTGGCATATAGATAACCTCCTGCTCCTACTGGATTATCGATTAATTCTGCTCGAACATAGGCAGGAACTCCTGGACCGACATCAAGAATACGCACTTGATTCTGTCTAGAGAAATCGTGTTGTTGAAAAATTTGTTTTGCCTTTTGAATAGAACCGAGAGCCATGATTATAATTATTTATCATGGTTTTCCTCATTTCAGAAAAACAAAAAGCCACAAGAGAGAATGAACCTCTTGTGGCTTTTATGGCTTATATTAGAATCAGCTATTAACCGATACTAATACTTGTTTTGCTTGATTTCTTTTCTTCTGGTTTCTTAACCGGAAGGGTGATCTTAAGTAAACCGTCTTCAAATACTGAAGAGATTTTGCTTTGTTCAAAATGGTCGTCGATATACCATTTCTGTGTAATAGCCTTCTTACGAATAGACTCTTTCACATATTGAACGTCTTTAACTTTGTCATGTTTCTTGACAGAGAGAACAAGAGAACCATCCTCAATTGAGAGAGAAATGTCTTCTTTCTTGTATCCTGCAAGAGGAACTTCGACAATAAGATTACCTTCTTTGTTATAATATTGATCTGTTGGATATGGATCAGTATTTAATGAATTGAAGATACTTTGAAAATCCGATCCAAATAGATCAGAAACAAATTTATCTAATTCAGTTGTGCTTGTCCAAAATGGAAAAGCCCGATTTGTTAGGTTATATGTACTCATTTTTGTTTGTTTTGTTGTTTATCAGATAATTTCCCCTTTCGGCAAAAATTATCCATAAAATCTTTTTTTATTTATTCGCTTTGCCAAATTTTATTTTTAAACATTTGGCGATTTTCTAGGCATTTAAAATATTGATTATTAAAGTTATCTTTTAACTTTTGCTCCCATGTTTCGATTTCCTTATAAGTTTTAAACTTTTTACAGAATTCAACTAATTCATTAAAATTATCAGATAAATGTGGTTGATTTATGCTCCATAATTCAGGAAATTGATTACCTGCCATAAAAGGATCAATAAAATTATGCCAAGACCATCCTTTATAATATTGAGCAATATAATAAAATTGTCCATATGCAATAACTCTAGTCTTCACCTTCGTCTCCTTCTCAGGAGGAACATATCCAACTACTTTTAATAATGGTTTTAATAAATTATACATATTAAGTTAAATGGTAATCAATTTCAGTAATATTTCTTGCTTCTTCTTGCTCACACGATAATGAATATTTCATAGGAATACCATGGTTAGCTTTTAGACATGATCGCATATCCCCAGATACAGTTTGAACATAATTATATAATGCTTTATAAGGAATATCATTTTCAGTAACTTCCTCCTTAAACAAGTCTTCTCCTACATTGACAAATTTAATTGCATTACAAAAGGCAAACCAAAGAGACAATTCAGTGTCATTCATTTCTTTTGCAGGTTTAGCATGAGAACTATTCAAATTTAAGTCGATTGTTAACGGATTCATATGGTTGTAAGGTTAGAGTTCCAATAAAAGGGAGATTACGTAGTTTTAGAGTTTTAACAAGGAATCCTCTAGCGGCTGGTTCCGTGCCATATTCAACAGTCCGAGGATCAATAAAGGCTTCTCCTAAGAAAGAATTGACCATATTTTGAAGAGTGACTGTTTCTGGATTACCTCGATTAGAAGCATTGAAAACTTCAAATGCTGCTTTAATTTTACGAGTTAATGTTTGAAAGAGTTCCCCATGTTTTGCCCAAAATTTAAATTGGTTTTCTTTCATAGAAACTTCACAATCTTTACACATGAATTCCCTGGCAAGTTTTTCCTCATCTCCCCAATAATCAAACCGGGCTTGATATTGATCAGGATTAAGA